CATCGGCTAGTTACAACATCAAACAATGTGCTGTGCCTGTCACTATCAGTGGTTTGGAACAGTTACAAAATGCCGGTAAAGAACAAATCATCGATTTGATGGAATCGCGTATCAGTGTTGCCGAATCAACAATGGCCAACATGATTTCAGCAGGTATCTACGCTGACGGTACGGGTTTTGGCGGTAAAGAGATTGATGGTTTGAAATTGCTTGTACCGACAAATCCGTTGGTTGGTGTGGCTGGTGGTATCGACCGCGCAACATGGGCGTTCTGGCGTAGCAAGGTTTTCAAAACCACTACGACGGGTGGTGCTGCTGCAACATCGGCCAATATTCAAAGTTACATGAATCGTTTGTGGGCTGATTTGGTGCGTGGTGCTGATCGTCCAGACTTGATTGTTGTGGATAATGCATACTGGGGCCTGTACATGTCCAGTCTGCAAACATTGCAACGTTTCACCTCGTCAATTGATGCAGACGCTGGTTTTACATCGGTGAAATTCATGGATGCTGATGTGGTGTTGGATGGTGGTATTGGTGGCAATATGGCGACCAAGGAAATGTATATGCTTAACACCAAGTATCTAAAATATCGCCCACACGCACAACGTAACATGGTGGCCTTGTCGCCTAAGTCTCGCTTCTCAGTGAATCAGGACGCGGAAGTGCAAATCCTAGCCTGGGCTGGCAACTTGACAATGAGCAACGGTTCATTGCAGGGTAAAATGTTCGAGTAATGTTTATGAGCGGGGAATACCCGCTCTTTTCATAAGGAAGTAATCATGACTCTAGCAACAGGTCAGCAAATTGGTATCGCAGGCACTCAACCTAATATCGGGGCATTCGTACAAGACGTGTTACGCCCCAACGGCCAAACCAATTACATCGGATGTGACTCTTTAACGTCAGCAGCGACCAATGAAGACGTGCGTAACATCCCAATTGGTACAGTGTGTCAAACCAACTACGGCACGACTCAAATAGCTAAGGATGCGATTTACTCATCATCGGCTGTGGTGCTTATCCCGACTGATAAAGTAGACGTGACCTCGGGTGTGGCAGTTAAGAACAATGCGACTGGTACACGTACAGTATTTGCGAACGTCCCCGCTGGCGGCTTCTTTTGGGCGGTATTGAACTAATGTTACCAGCAGCTCAGGACATTAACGGACTCACATACATCATAGTGGGTACACCACCTGCAAACATGCCGTTTGTTGCTGGCCTAGCTGTTTCTAACACTGGACAGATTTATGTCAGTCCTACGGCGTCAGCGATGTTTGCTAATGGATTTATGGTTGATTCATCGGGTGCATTGATCGATGACACAGTGGGCACACCACTTAATCTAATTAACGGAATTGCGCGTACTAACACAGGTGTGTTGCTTTACACACTCGCAGCACCAGCGACTACTGATGTATTTATCAGCGGATTGAGAGTTACGTTTGATGGTGTGTTGTGTTGTACTGTCGCAGCTCCACCATAACAGGGGTTTAGAGTGGCACGCCCTCGCTTTCCAAAAGTGTCACTCACTATAAGGAAAAATCAAATGAACGATATGTTAATGGGAGTTGACGAAGTTGCTGATTCATTCATGCAAGCTCGTTACGCACAAGACGGTAAATTGGTAGTGCGTTTTTATATTCGTGCTGTCAAAAATGACTTTAAATCAAATGAAACTGGTCGGCCTATTTTTGATGAGGAAGAATACGTTGTTATTCGTGCGGCGGGTGACAAGACCTCAGTTGTCGATACTCCAGTAACTATCGAGCATTCGCAGTATCGCTTCCCTGAAAAATACGCACAGTTCAAGAAAGGTTTATCTCAAGTTACATCAGGTACACCAATTGACCAATGGCCGCAATTATCGGTGGGGCAAGTGGCTGAGCTTAAAGGTTTGGGTATTCAGACGGTGGAACAGCTTGCCGATTTGCCTGATAATTTGGCTATGAATTTCATGGGCGCTAATGAGTTGCGACGCAAGGCCGCACAGTTTATCAAGGTTGCAGGTGATAACGCTGCTGTCGCTAAGTTGGACACTGAACTTGCTAAACGTGACTCAATCATTGCCGAAATGCAGGTGAAGTTAGACCAACTATTAGTGCCAAAAGAATCAACTAAACGACGGCCATTGCCAACTGATGTTGATGGTGATGGTAACACGCCTATGTTTATGAAATAAGGAATTACCCATGCGTGGCACAGCTTTAAAGATTGTTCAACAAGCTGCTGTCGAGCTTGGGTTGCCGATGCCTTTAATGGGTATCGGCTCTGGCGACCTCAGTACCCTCCAATTCTTCGCACTACTTAATGCGGTAGGTGCGGATATGGCGCTTATCTACGACTGGAACGAACTCACTAGAGTCGGTCAGATTACCAGTGTCGCTAATCAATCGATTTATCCTCTCCCTGTTGACTACCAGAAAATGCTAAACGGTACGATGTGGAACAGTCAGCAATTGGGATTCGGTATGCCTGTTGTGACTCCTCAGCAATGGCAATTCATCAAAAATTCATCACTTGGTTCACAGATCAATTCACAGTGGCGAGTAATGAATAACGCGATGTGGATCACTCCTACACCTACTGATACAAATATGAGTATGACGTTTGAGTATCAATCGTCAGCATGGGTTGAATCAGGCACAATACCAAACACCTATCTGAACATGATTGAAACTGACCAAGATTCACCAGTGTTTGATTTCTGGCTGATGGTGAAAATGCTCAAGGTTAAAATGTGGGTAGCCAAAGGGTTGGATATTTCAATGCTTGCGGCTGAGGCTCAAGGTGTGCTTGCATCATTGACAGGTGGGAATAACGCTTCACAGGTACTTAGCCTTGCTCCGCGTAATTTCTTAGCAAACCCGAACGTACCAGAGGGTAGCTGGAATGCCTAATATTTCTCAAGCCAAAACAATACCATCGCCTACAGGTGGTCTAAACGTTATTGATAACTTGGCGACGATGCCAGAGACTGATGCTATCGTATTGCGGAATATGTACCCTGAACAATATGGATGCAAGATTCGCGGTGGCTGGAAAACTCACGTTGGCGGACTGACCGGACAAGTGAATACGCTGATTCCAGTTGTTCGCACTGCGGGTACCACGCTTCTATTCGCAGCAGATGATACAGGTTTGCGTGAAGTCACAACAGCGCAAGCAGTGGCCAACGGTGCGTCAATCGTACTGACCGACTCACAGCTTCAATTCGTATCAATCAGTAACGGCAGCGGTGCAAACACTGTCGCGTTTAATGGTGTGGATGATGGTGTTTGGTGGAATCCATCCACAAATAGTTGGAGTTATCTGACATTTACGGCTGGTGTACCTACGTCGGGACAATGGGCGGGTGTTGACCCTAAAAAATTGATTCAATGTGCTGCACATCAACGCCGTTTGTGGGCTGTTGAAAAGAACAGTACGCGCGGGTGGTATTTACCGCCTGAGCAGGTGTGGGGCACAGCAGTGGCGTTTGATTTTGGTGGTCTATTTCAACGTGGTGGTTACTTGCAGGCTATCACTACATGGACACTGGATTCTGGTGCTGGTATGGATGACATGCTCGTAGCCATTAGCAGCAACGGTGAGGTTGTATTGTTTCGTGGTATCAATCCAGCATCGGCTGCTGACTGGGCGCTGCATGGTGTATTCGTTATCGGTGCGACGTTCTCCCGCAGATGCTTTGCGCGACTAGGTAATGATGTTGTTATTCTCACAGAGTATGGTTTGGTCTCGCTAAATGGGATTGTGGGGCAGGGATTAGAGGGTATTGACGCGGGTAAGATCGCACGTAAAGTACAACCGCTTTTGTCTCGATTGACCAGCGGGTACAAAACAGCAAAGACTTGGCAAGTTACTGTCAACTTCCCCCGCAACATTTTAACCGTCAACGTGCCTGTAACATCAGACTCAGACAAATATCAGTTAGTGATGAACACGCTTACTAATGCGTGGTGTGAGTTTCAAGGGATTGTTGCTAATAATTGGGCTGGTGACTATTTCGGTGGCAATGGATTTGTCGGCAAAGCCTATTCAGGTACTCGGGATAATGTGACATGGGACGGTTTGGACGGTAATCCAATTGTCGCTGATACCCAACAGGCGTTTAGCTATTTCAACGACAACGCTAATAACAAACATTTTAAATTGATACAACCGACGTTTTTGGTTCAATCTCCAATCTCCTATTATATTTTCGGGAACATGGATTTCTCGTTTGAAACAGGTTCAATCCCATCAAGTACAACAGCACCGCTCGCTGGCGGTATTTGGGACGGCAGTAATTGGGATGGTACTACATGGGGTGGCTTACTAAACAGTCAGAAAGAGTGGTCATCACTCATTGGTTATGGTATGGCGGCATCAGTTCGACTCACTTTCTCCTCTACTCAAGAGGTAACGTGGGTGGCAACTAAGTGGGTTTATGAGACTGGAGGTATTATATGACAACCGCTATTGAAGTATTCACAGACTATGGTGTGTTGGTTGATGGTGTACCAATGGTCAGTCGTGAAGCTATCACAATGCTTGAAGAAAAGATGATTGAGCGATTTGGTGCGGGTGAAAATGAAGACGTATTCCCACTGACCCACCGTTTCGCCAATAACGTTTATGCGCGCGAAATTCTATTACCTGCTGGTACATTGGTAATCGGCAAAATCCATAAACATGCCCACTTAAATATCATCACAGTGGGGCGTGTGGCGGTGTTGACTGAGTTCGGTGTTGATGAATTCACAGCACCACATACATTTATCAGCAAGGCCGGAACTAAACGAGTGGTATATGCATACGAAAATACCGTTTGGACTACAATCCATGGTACAGAACACACCACTCATGGTGACGCTGAAAACGATATAATTTGCAAAACATACGAAGAGTTTGATGCTTTGTTGAAATTGGGGAATACATAATGGCTTGGGTAGCGGTGGGTGGTGCGGTAATCGGTGCGGGTTCGTCTTTCTTAAGCAATAAGAGTAATCAGAAAGCGAACGACCAAAATAATCAAATGAATCTTGCCGACACTCAGGCAGGGCGCGACTGGCAAGACAAAAACGATTTGCGTGACCGTGGATATGCGACGGAACAACAAGCCCTCGATAACGCACAAATCAAATCCAATGCTGAATGGCAGGCCGGACAAAATCGCGTTAATCAAGGCGGTTCGTTCGGTAGCACGTCATGGGGTAAGGACGCGAACGGTAATCCGACGTTCAACAGCTCACTAGACCCGTCAACACAAAACTCGCTAAATCAGTTACGCAGCGGGTACGGCAACGCCATTGGTAGTCTAGGCGGTGGAGGAATGGGTGGGAACAACAACGGTCAGCAATACAACCAAAATGGTTCACAAATGTCGGGGAATCAGGGTGGTGCTAGCTCTCAAGGTGCGGGCTCTCAAGGTGGCACAAATGCGGGAGGCGGCTCTCAGGGTTCTACTTACGGTAATGCAAATGGTGGTTTTCAGGGTGGTGCTAACAATCCAACATTTGATACCCAGCGACGTTACTCAGATTTTAATGCAGGCGTTAATACTGGTCAATTTGGCGGCAATGCTAATACTGGCCAATTTGGCGGCAATGCTAACACTGGTCAATTTGGCGGCAATGCAAACAACGGTCAGTACAAAGGTTCGGTAGGCAATAGTGGGCGTGGCAGTTTCGATCAACAAGCCAACAACGGTGCATTCGGCGGTCAAGCTGAAGGTGGTCGATTCGCCGGTGCTGCTTCCGATAGTTCGTTTGATACCACACTCAACAGTGGCGACTATGGCACAAACAACGCGGTGCTAGCTGCTATGCGTGCTCAGGCCGCACCCGCTATGCAACAACAACGCGATGCTGAAAATGCCCGACTAGCAGCCACGGGGTTATCTACTGGCAGCGGTCAGGCATGGGGAACAGCGCAAGACGCGCTAAACCGTTCCGATAACGATATGGAACAAAAGAACATTATTGCGGGTAATCAAGCATGGTTACAAGGACGCGCCAACACTCGCGCCGATACCAACGCTAACCAGCAATACTGGCAAGGCAATCAGCAAAACGCCAGGGACGTATTGAACACGAATCAGAACATTTGGCGAGGCAACGCTGATTCGGCTCGCGCCGATGTTAATACGAACCAAAATATCTGGAATCAGAACGCTAACAGCAATCGCGCCGATATTAACCAAAATCAGCAAAGCTGGGCTGGCAATAATGCTAACGATATTGCGAATGGTAATTTCAACCGCGATACGTGGAACATGAACGCTAACAACAATCGCGCCGACACTACGTTAAATCAGGGTATTTGGTCAGGTAACGCGGCCAATAATCGCGCTGATACCACGTTAAACCGCGATACGTGGAACATGAACGCGGCCAATAATCGCGCTGATACCACGTTAAACCAAGGTATTTGGTCAGGTAACGCGGCTAATACTCGCGCTGATGTTGCGACAAACCAAGGTATTTGGGCGGGTAATCGCGCTGATGAATTGGCAACCAACACGTTTAACCGTGGTACGAATGAAAGCAACGCAGCTATCAACAATCAGAATTTGCAAAACAACTATAATATTTGGTCAGGTAATCAAGGCAATCAGCGTGAATGGAATGCTGATGCTAGGGCAAATCTCGGCGCAATGACTGGTGCGGAAACTGCATGGAAGAACAACAGTCAGCAGCCCGACTATTGGACTACAGGTGGATTGGCATACAACGCGGGTGTTCGCGGTTTGGGTAGCGGTAATACTGCTGCTAACGCCGCATTGCCTCCGCCGCCGAACATGCCAGCGGGGCTTGCTGAATGGTGGGCGAAAACAGGCGGCAACATGACGGGAGTACCTAATGGTGTCAACACTCAAGGCGGCAACGGTCAATTCGGTCAAGGTGGTCATACT